ATTGACATCTATGTCAATAACTTTACAAAACTTTTTGAAAGCATCTATCACTGCTATATATTCTTTTAGTGCAATGTCTTGACCGTAACTCTGGTCTTTAGGGTGATACATATTTATACCCGAGTCTCGATAAATAACTCTGTTCAGATAGATGATTAGGGCGCAGTATGACATGTCTAACCCCCAACCGCTTCTCATGGTTGTGAAATCTACTTCTTTTGTTTCTAAGCACCAGTCGTAGAACTTAGATAAGTATTCAACTATGTCTCTATTAAGCGCTAAGTAAGCACCATTGGTATTAGTGGATAGATAAAGATTTTGATACTTTTTAGATTTACCGATAAAAGAGTATTCGCCAACAAAATTGTCATTGGTGTTGTTTGGAGCAAATGCCCCCAGTTCTGGACTCTCTTCAAAAATTTTTTCTATGTATTTGGTATATCCGATGTAGTCCGAGTGAGCAATGTCTCCAGTGTTAAAAATGAACACATCAAAATCGCTCGCAATAAAATCTTTAATTGCGTAGAAGAAATGGCTGTTATACCTAATATCTGGTCTGCGAACCCAGTTCGAGTTTTGTTCTTCATAACTAGAGACGTTGTAGAAAACGTGCTCGACGTCGCTACCCTCTAACTGCTTGCTAATGTTTATGCAGTTTTGAATTGCCTCGTCCCAAGCAATTATGTATGTCTTGCTTTTCAACTAAAGCCTTACTGGAATAACGCTAATGTTCTCTCGTGGGTCGTAGTCTCCGCCTAATACCATCGTTAGTAATCCGGGAGTAGATTCCAAACCTGCACGGTCACGGAACCAGTCTGAGCCGGGGTCGGTGGTTGGGCACTGAAGCCACAAACGGTGACCGATGTCTCTACAGTTAAAGTTGTGGAAGTGACCAGAAACCCAAACGTCGCAATTACCTAGTGCAGTCTGTCCAGCAGCCTGACCCGATAGATACTTAGTAACATCACGACCAGACTGGTGACCGTGGAACAATCCGAGCATGGTTCCGTTGATGTCTACCGCTAGGGTTTGGTGACCAGAAGCAGGGAAGCGAAATTCGACGTGTGATAGTGCTGGGTTCTCTGCACACGCATCTTGGACAGAAGATGCAATCTCCACGTTCCATCCGTCGGCAGGGTCTGCGGCTACCTGACGAGTTACCTCGTCGTGGTTTCCATTTACTACTGGAACAATTAAACGCTCGCAGAGCGGTGCCAGTGCCTTGATTTGAGCCATAAGCAAGCGACGTGCGACACGAACCTGCTCGGTTAGTCCTAGGTCAGATGCAGCCAACCCCTGTAAACGACCATGCTGAGATACGTTTCCCTCGACGTGGTCGCCTGGCAAACCTAAAACAACTGTGCCAAGGTTCATTCCTAGTTTGTTGAGAGCCTTGTAACGCTCTACCGACGCTCCAGTGAGGTGGAGAATACGTTCAATCGATTGCTGAGTTCCGCCACCGCCGTTTTTCTTACCAATCTGCTGGTCGCTAGGGAATAGAGCAAATGCTCCGTTTCCAGTTGCTGTTTTAATTCCTGCTACTGGACGCCATTTTTTAATTTCATCAATAAGTTTTTCGGCGTCTAACTGTTCTACAGCAGCCAGTGATGCTGGAGTAAGACTTACACGAACCGACTCAAGCCACTCTCCGCTGTATGTCTGCCAACGAGATTTGCGTAGAGAAGTCACTGCCCAAGCGTTTGGGTCTAATTCAAATTCTTTAAGGATTTCTTCGGCATCTGGAATCTGCCCTACTGGGCGAGGGGTGGATATTAAGAATCCACCGTTTTCGTCTACTTCTAGACGTGGACGCCAATTTTCTGGAGTGTTAAGTGATTTTATATCTGAGCCAGATTTACCTGGAGAAGATAAATCTTCTAAACGGTCTGATATGCCCATTGTTAGTTACCTGCTGACATATTATAACATCCGCATGATTTTTTTCGATGCCTGTCTACCGTGCTAAGACTGATATCATAACCCTCTTCACGAAAAATTTTAGCAAGTGATACATTGCTAATTCTTCCTGGTGCCCCCTCTGGGATAGCAAACACCTCATTTAAGTGCTGCTTATCTTTCTCTGATAAAGAAGTTCCAGCCATTAGCAATCCAATTTTGCATAGGCGAATAGTAGAAACCTCAGAGGCTGATTTTAGGCGGTCAGATAGCGACATAACATACTCCTTCGTGTGTCAGTTGTGTCATTAAGTAATCATAATGCATAGCATCATGTGTTTCTTCTTTAACTCACCTTTTTGATTCGTGTCTTTTTAGGTGTTTCAATTTGTTTATTTGATATAATGAAATCTTTAATCAACTCTACTTCAGCAGATGTTTTTATGCTGTGTGCTTCAATCACATTCACTCGGTCAGCCAGCGACGAACCGCCGTTTTCCCAAAGTTGGTGCTCTACTCTTTCTAGACGTTCTGAAATAGTGCGACCACTTTTGTCTACGCCAATAGCGTCGCCAATTCGTCTAGCGAGTTTGTAGATTGCAATAAGAGAGCCGATGATTATGCCAGAGGCAGTAATCAATGCTGCTGCAGTTAAAATAAGTTCTTGGGTCATAGTCTATGATGGGTAGTAGGGACACCTGCGATTCTATTATTTTACTCTATAATTAGAACTCCAATTATGGTAGTCCACAACAACACACTCAAAAGTTTGCTAAAATTGACGTCTCTGGTGCTAGCATTAGGGGCACAGTGAAAGGCGCAACGATGAAGCGATACGGATTTTCGGAGAGGAACTTAGGCTTTTAATGACTTCTCCGCACGAAGAAAAACTACAAAAAGCGTCAACTTGGTATGCAAAACAAGGTTGGAAAATTCTGCCATGCCATGGTCTAACCGACGGCGGTAGATGTACATGTAACGGTCAACACAGCGAACCAAAAGATGTGGGTAAACACCCTGCGATTGGTGATTGGAATATCAAGGCTTCTGACGATGACTTAGTAGTTCACAACTGGTGGCAAACATCTCCTGAAAACAACATTGGCGTTGTGTGTCAGAAAAGCGGTTTTCTAGTAATCGACATTGACCCACGCTCTGGTGGTATTGATTCGTTCGACAAGTTCGAAGAACTAATGGAGTATGAACTCCCTAAGACTGTAGAGCAATACACTGGCTCATACTCATATGGCGGTAAGCACGTTCGTGGTCGCCACATTTTTTACAAAGTGTCTGCTGATGAAAAACTGATTGGAAACCTTAAGGCTTCTGGCTTGCCAGGTATTGATATCAAGCACAACGGCTACGTAATGCTTGCTCCATCTAGGCACGGCTCTGGAGTTAATTATGAGTGGAAGACTGGTCACGCTCCTTGGGAGATAGAGATTGCAGATGCCCCAGAAAAACTTTTAGACATTCTCCGCAAGGGTGGTCGTCGTAATAGTGGCACTTCGCTCGGTGAGGGCGAGTGGGGTTGGCTGTCTGGATTAGATTTCAAAGGCGAACGTGTCGACATTACTAAAATGCTCGAAGAGGGTATTGATGAAGGTTCTCGTGCTGTTGACATTTACAAGTTGGCTTGTGCTATCTCAAACAAGTTTGGTGTAGAGACTCCAGAAAAGCGCTTAATGATTGAGACAATGATGATTCGTTTCAATCACGAAAAAGTTAGACCACCTATGGAACTAGAGGGCGCTAACTCACTGTTAATGCACACTCGTCGTGCGATGGATTTTGTTGGTGAGAATCCTGTTACTGAACTTATTTATCCTGGATTGCAGGAGTGGGCTGAAAAGAATAAGGCTCAGGCGCAGGCGAACGCTCAGAAGACTGTAACAAAATCTGAACCTAGTCCAAAAACTTCTGACCCAGATGACGTAGAAGATTCTTCATACTTGCCGGGAACTCTAGGCGGAGATATGAGCGATGCTGCTCGTAGCGGTATGTCTATCTCTGAGGCTTTTAGTTCTGGCAATATCGACATCCCTAAAGACCCAGATGCTCTTACTGAATCAGAGGGTGGAACTCCGGGTAAGCGTTCGCTATCCGACACTGGAAACGGTAGACGTCTAGTAGATACTTTTGGTTCTTCGGTTCGCTACACTCCGGGTATTGGTTGGTTTATTTGGGACGGACAGTACTGGCGTCCAGATGCTGAAGACTTGGGTATGCAGGAACTATGTAAAAAACTTGCACCAATTATTGCTACTGAAGTTGTCCACTATGACGACCCAGATAAGCAGACAGAAGTTGTTAAGTGGTCTAGTCAGGCTAAGTCGAACTCACGTTTGAAGTCTGCCATCGAGAGCGCAAACTCTGACGAGCGTATCGTCACTGCCGTCGAGCGTTGGGATGGCGATGAATATTTGCTTGGTGTCTCTAACGGTGTAGTAGACCTACGTACTGGTGAACTTCTAAAGGGTCGTCCAGACCTTTACATTACAAAGCGTGCGCCTGTTGGCTACACCCAAGGAATGCGTAACGTTCGTTGGGAGCAGTTCATTGACTTTGCTACTGGCGGAGATAAAGAGTTGCAGGAATGGATTCAGCGTGCTGCTGGGTACACGCTTACTGGTCTAAACACTCAAGACGTTATGTTCTTGGTGTATGGACCGCCAGGTTCTGGTAAGAACACGTTCGTTGAAGCAATCGTTAAAGCATTGGGCACTGCTCAGTATGCATGGCCCTTAGACTCGAGCATTCTTGCTGATGGCAACGGACAGTCTTCTTCTACTGACCTATACCACTGGGCTGAGTTGCGTGGACGTCGCATGGTTTGGGTTGACGAGTTGCCTGAGTCCGAGCGTCTGAAAGAGAACGCAGTAAAGAAGTTAACAGGTTCGTCTGAAATTTCTGCTCGTTCTCCCGGTGAAAAGCCGTTTACATTTAAGGCTATGGCTAAGTTGTGGATTACAACTAACCACCGCCCGATGATTAACGATGACGCTATGTGGCGTCGTATTAGACCTATTCCTTGGAGCAGTGTCCCTGAGAATCCAGACCCAGACCTAAAGGCATACTTGTTTGACCCAGAGGGTGCACTTCCTGCAATTCTTTCTTGGGCTGTTGAGGGTGCAATTAAGTACCTAGGTTCTAGCGCACGTGACCCACTTGGTTGGTGCACTGCTGTTCAGAATGCTGCTGATATTTATCGTAAGAACGAAGACCGTATCGGTATGTTCTTGAACGAAGAAACTAAAGAAGCAGAAGGTGCTGCTCTCAAGGTTAAGGAACTCTACTCGATTTATCGTATGTGGAGCGAAGACCGTGGTGAGAAGCCTATGACTCAGATTGCGTTCCAGCGTAAACTGTCAGACCGTGGTCTACCTATTGTCGGTCAGGGAACTCATGCTGAGATTCAGGGAATGTTGCTTGTGCCTAGGGCGGTTCCTACTTCTACAGATGTAGATTGGTCTTCTGTCGCACGCTTCAGTAGGTTCTAAATAGTGGTAGGTTAAATATGTGCGTTCGTGGGAGAGCGACACACTTGGGGGGCTGGAGTCTGCCTTTCTTCTCCAGCCCTCCAACTTAAAAACAAAGGTATGTAATGAAAAAAATTCTTATCGCAACCCCTATGTATGGTGGAAATTGCAAAGGTATTTATGTAGACGGAATTCTGAACCTTGTTGGTGCTCTTCAGAGCAACGGCTATCAGGTGATGTATTCAAAGATTTTTAATGAAAGTTTGATTACTAGAGCGAGAAATACTTTGGCGCACGAGTTTCTCAAAAGTGACGCCGAATACATGCTCTTTATTGATGCAGACCATGGGTTCAATGCTGCTGACATTCTTCGCATGATTGAGAGCGGAAAAGATTTAATCGGTGCTGTGTATCCAATGAAAAACATAAACTGGGACATGGTCATTAAGGCATACGAGAACGGTCACAGCGATTTAGATAGTTACTCAGGATTCTTTTCGGCTAATTTACTAACGGGCAAGCAAACCATCACCCTAAACGAGCCTATGGAAGTAGAAAACGTTGCCACGGGAATGATGCTAATTTCTAGAAAAGTCTACGAGGCAATGATTCCAGACTGTGAAATGTATGGAAATCACGGCAACACTGGCGCTATCGACATGAACGATAAAGTCTACGATTTCTTTAAGACAGAGATTGACGACAGAGGTGTTCTTCTATCTGAGGACTACTACTTCTGCAAGAAGTGGAAGGAACTGGGAGGAACCGTTTACGCAGCACCTTGGGTGAACATCACTCATGCTGGTGACTACACCTTCTCTGGTAATTTTGCTAAGACTCTGATTCTTCGCTCTGAACTTGGGCTTTAGCAAACTCGTAAATATTCTTTACAGTAGTGGGATACCACTTACCGCCGTTTTTAGTAGGCTCGCCTTTATCGTTTAGGCTGTCAGCAATCTGCTGATATGTCATACCTATATCCCTTTGAAGAACTATGTAGTCTTTTAGTTCTTCGGTAGACGTGTTTCTAGGACCCATATCCTTACCCCAAACAACCCCTCGAGCACGTCTATCCTTATGTACGTCTTTTTGGCGTTCGGCGATAATGCCTCGCTCCATCTCAGCCAAGGCAGACATGATGGTCACGACGAAGCGACCCTGATAGGTGGCGGTGTCCAGATTTAGGTCAAGCATAATTAGACGCCAGCCGTTTGTATTGGCTCTATCTATGATGCTCAAAAAGTCCTTTGTAGAGCGTGCTAGGCGGTCTATACGGGTTACAAAAATAGCCTTGGCTTCGCCACTATCTAGTCTCTTTAGGGCTTCTGTGAGCGCAGGACGCCCTGAAATGGACTTACCTGAGCGACCTTCTTCCCTAACAAGTTCAATGTTGGTGAAGCCAGCCAACTCAGCGGCTTGCTGCAATTGACGTTCTTGGACATCCAGAGATACGCCATCGTTTACCTGTAGTTGAGTAGAGACTCTGGCATAGAGCAGGGCTAGGTCTTCCATTAGGCTCCAATGTACTCGTGAGAATAACTCCAGCGGTTAGGGTCTATCTGCCAGCGCATTATGCGTTTGTTGTCAGAGCCGTCTGGACGTTTCATATGGTTCTTAGAGGTTGGCTTCCAAACAGTCGATTGGTCTCGATAACCGCCTAAGCGTGGATGGCTAGTTTTAGAGAAATAACGTTTGCCGTTATCAATGTAGTGCTGAGCAACGGCTTCAGATAGTTTAGGTCCTAGCCCAAGACCTTGATAGTCAGGGTGAATTACTAGGCGATGTTCTCTAAATGAGTTCTGCACTGTTCCAGATGGATATGCCATAGACGCAACAAAACCTACTACTTGTCCGTCCCAGATGCCCAAATAGCATCGTGCGCTTTTGTTGAGCGATTCGGAGAGATAGTGATATTGAGCGAAGTGCTGCCAAATCTGGTTTGAGCAAGGATAAATTTCGAGTACCAATTCAGGTCGCCGAAGATACCTCCCAGACGTCCACTCGCCACGGTCTGTGTCGATAATCCAGTCTGGCTCCAAGTACTCAAGAATGTCTCGGTGGCAAGTTGCCAACACGATTCCGTCGATGTTGTTTTTTCTGACATATCTAGCCATAGCATTAGAAGCAGCCTTGGCGACGTTCCTATCTATTACAGAAGTAAACTCGTCGATTCTAGCGTTGTCGTGTAGAAGTCTTGCTAGGTCTGCTCTAAATTGCTGACCGTTAGAGAGAACCGAGTATGGCTTTATCCATTCTGGAACTGACATTAGACCAGCGGCTGAAAGTTTTTCACTAGCGTCTACTGAATCGTTGAAGTGTGACGCAATAGACCTGTCGTGTCCCCAGTCTGGCTTTGGTGTTATCTCGCCATCAAACTGAGCAAGAAGTTTTGACTTGCCAGTTCCAGAAGCGCCTACAATTACGCCAATGCCCCAAGACTTTGGCAGGTCTTCTGGAAGCAGGTATGGGTAGAACTCTTCGGTTCCATCTGATTGATAGTCAAACGGGCGAATCAATTCGCTAGTAATCTCGTCCATCTCCACCTTAGAGGTGAGCGGCGTTTCCGAGCGTTTTAGGGGCTTCCAGTCTTCTGTCATAGAAATAGCCTAGCATTTTTGGTGCGACAATTGCTATGTAACCCTTGCTTTCTAAGGAACTCGATGAAACAGAATAGCCGCAATTCCAGCAACAGCAATACATGTAAAGTCTGTTTGGAGGTGTTTGTGGTGGATTCTTTAGCCAGAGTATGTGAAATGAAGCATGATGGAGTCGAGGTAGTCAAAGCCGTCGACAGACATAAGCCAAAACTTAAGGCTGTAAGAGACGCTGCTTAGAGTATTTCTTTCCAAAACGCTGGGCACATGTATTTGTTGCCAGAGATTATTTCTTTAGATTCGTGATAGAACGGCTCTACTGACGGAAAAATTATTACGCTACCAGCCTCTGGTTTTATAGTAATGCCCTGCTCTTTGAAATGCAGTTCGCCACCCTCGTAGTCATCATTCAAGTAAAGAACAGCCGACATAATTGGCTTCACCCTCGGGTTAGTTCCATAATCATCGACGTGGCTACCCATTCCAGCGCCTTTTATATATCTAGAAATGCTTAGGGGGCTTGGTTTGGTAATGCTCAGGTTGTTTTTTCTAGCGTAATCATTGCCGACAAACAGTAGAGAAGTGTAAAAAATATCGTAAATAAGTTTGGCATCTACTGTAGCAACGTCATACATTTCTGGATTACTACTAATTTTTGACCCGAATTGAACTTCTAAATTATCTGAAGCAGTCCAAGGCTCCCAAGCCGTTAAAATATTTTTAGCGCTTAGAGTGGGCTGTATTTCTTCTAGCAAGTCAATCAGTTCGGTGCAATTATTTATTACATTTTTATAGTAAAAAATCTTGTCTGCAAAAATTTCTAGATTAGGCATCTTTATCCTTAGAAATTAGTCTTACTGTACACGTAGTAATCAAACTCAAAGTAGTTTCTTAGTTGCCCTAACTGCTCTTCGGTCAAAGATTCGTATAGTTCCTTAGAGTATTTATTAGTAAATACGTGTTTAGGATACTCTTTTAGGCTTTTATTGTAGTGATTTTCATCATTTACATCTAATACGCCTGAGTATTTTTGCTCGGTGCCTATGTAGTCGTGAAGTTCTTTTCTAAGAACAGTAAATTTTTCTGATGAAAATTCTTCTAGTTTTATTAATTTTTTAAATTTAGCAAGTTGCTCGTCTATCTCGGCTTTTGACTTGTAGTAATCCTTGTCTGAATCTACAATTTTTTGGATGTTGTCGAACCCATCTTCAAACAGGCTGATGGTCATAAATTTTCCAAAGTTTTTTCTGGACGTAAAATAGTCCCACATTTTTTCAAATGTAAGTAACGAGTAGTCTATTTCTTTGTCTGGGTCTAAAAGCCCTTTAGGGTTTAAGCAAACTAAGTGGCAGTACTGACTGACACCCCTAGTTATTGGGTCTCTTAAAGTTGTAAATACGTAAGAGTTTTCTGTAACTTTTTCTGAACTAAACCCGAAATGTTCTACTTTGAGTGGCACCGCTTTGTGTCCCAGTAGATAATTTTCTATAATGTGGTCATCATAAATAAGTCTCTGAATTAGGTCTCTACCGCCAGTTTTTTGAATATGTAAAAAGTAGATTCTTTTTTCGCCAGAATTTACTTCTTTTATAGAATCTTCTACTTGTTTTTCTACTAAAGGCTTTAAGGCTTTTTCTTTTTCGTTTCTTTCTTTTTGCTCAGCCTGTTGCGCTCTTACTTTTTTGATTTCCTCTTCCCACTCGGCTTTGCGCTCTTCCGAGTACTCGGCATCTGCGTAGTCCCAGAACGAAACCATTGTGTATCTAGTGCCTTGAGTTATTTCGGTAACACCGTGGATGTTGTCGTGACCGCCCGGAAAAGTGATAAACATCCCAGCCTCTGGTCTAATGCTGATGTTGTGGTCTGGGAAGTATAACTCTCCGCCTTCGTAGTTGTCGTTCAAATAAAGAATTCCAACATACTTATTGATTTCAAAAGCATTAGGGTTGCCATCGTGGTCTGAGTTGTCAGAGTGTGGGTTGGCATATGCCCCAATTTCCCATTTTTGAGCGTGAGAAGTGTTGGGTCTAACGGCTCTACCGTGAGTTTTTTCTACGGCACTTTGATACCTATTTCTTATGTCGCCAAAGTAGTTCTCTGCCAAACCGTAATTAGTTGCTAACTTGTCAATCGGGGGGATTCCCATTCCGTATGACTCAAAAAACGCAACGTCGTTCCAGAGGTGGCTCATTGATTCAAAGTAGTCAATTATTTTTTGTATGTCTTCTTTAGGTACAAAGTTTTTGTAACCAACGATGTCGTGTTTATATACTACGGTTTCCATTTTTAAGCCTCACTGCCTGTGTGTCTAGTGATGTTCCAAAAGAACGGACAAGTGTATCTAATTCCAGATTTAATCTCAGTGACACCATGAACATAATTCATATCACCTGGAAAGAAATAAGCCGCTCTAGGCTTTGGCTTTAGTGTCACTCCCTGAAGAGGGAAATAAAGTTCTCCGCCTTCATAATCGTCGTTTAAGTAAAACAGGCTAGCCAAATCATAGTAAGGGAAATCATTAGGTTTACCACGCTGGTCACCTTCGTGAAGTTCTTTGTCAGCGTGGGGGTGTTGGAACTGACCTGGCAGCCATCTAACCATCGCTGGGCTTGTGGGGTTAGCCTCGACCTTAAAAAAATCTTGAATTATTGGTTTTAGTCTGGCAACCAAAGTGTCAATTATTTTTGGAATCTCTGGATTAGAATCATACAAAGTTCTACTAGTCGCCACTCGGTCTTTCCAATACTCGGACTCATAGATTACTACTCCGTCTTCGTTGTAGTGAGTTTCTGTTACGTCCCAAGCCTCATTAGTTCTGATGAAATCTAAAAGAGTCTTGTGCTCTTCTTCAGTCATAAAGTTTTCTAACTCAACTATGTTGTCTTTAGAGTCACCAAAAAATCCTGATGGAGTTATAGAAATTGGTTTCTTTGGCTCGTTGTTTGCTAAATTTTGCATTATTTATATGTCCTTCTCTCCCAGACTTCTTTTTGGTAGACGCCGCCGTTAGGTACTCTGTATTTTTTAGCGTTATCCATGTTTTTTTCGTAGAGCAACTCTGCTGGTTCAATTATAACACTTGATTCCCAGTTTTCTCTTTTGAAGGGAATTAGTTGGGCGTATGGGGTTCCAGCAGGTATTACTCCCGTAAACCCCTTGATTAGAAAAAATGGCATTGTGCCTGGCAAATTAACTTTGTCGTTGTCGATAATTCCATTAGTAGTGGTAAACGGCAACTCGTATCGGTTTAGCGGAGTTGTGTATAAAACGCTGTAACCTTCTGGAACTTCTACTGCCCAGTCTGCCCACCAAGCAAAGTGCTGTTCCGAATATCCGTCAGGGTGTCGAAACTGTGGCAGCGGGTCTCTTTTTGTGCAAAAGTCTTGGTAGTTTGGGTCGCTAACCTTTACGTCTGGGTTGCCCCTTTCGTCAATAAAAAATTCTATGTCACACGGGGTTTTATACACATACCCTGAACCCATAATGTCATAAATGGCAGGGCAACCTTTCCAAGTGACAATCTTTCCGCCATCTTGTCCAATAAAATCTTCACCTGTGTGTGGGTGTTTGTAATTTCGGTCAGCATTTATATACCATTCAGGTATGGTTTTTATTACTGGCTCTGGCTTAGACACGCTGTTTTCGTCTAGCCAAGGTCTATTCGATATAAATTTAATCTCTGGCATCTTTAGTATTGTCCGTGGTCTTTAGATTTATGTTTCTAACTTCGTGGCTACCCATTTTTATATTATTTTGGTCGATAGCCTTTTTATAGAAATTTGACCATTCGCCTCGGAAATTATATTGATGTACTGCGTTTCCGTAGTCCCTCATTGCATCCCAGTCTGCTTCGGTGAAATTAGCGTCTTCTACCAAAAGTTCGTAAGTCTCTAGGTTTGTTAGTGATATAGGGATAACTGAAGCCACTGGAGTTCCCGCTGGAATAGTTATCTCAATATTTGGTCTTGTTATTCTCCAAGCGATTGGTAAAGCAGTTCTTAGAAACGAAGTGGTGATTAGAGCAGTAAAGCACTGCGCTCCGTCAATAAATTGGTTTGGAACTGGCATAATCAGTGTGCTGGTCTGTTCGTCTGTTTTGAAATGCAGGTTGGTGTTGAAACTTATTGTGGCATTTGCCCTTTTAGTTGAGCAGTATTGACTACCAGACAAAATCTTTACGTGCTCGTTTGAGGAGTTAGATATGCCATCCCAAATAAAAGTTATGTCTTCGGGAAAAGAAATTCCCCACCCCATCCTATTAGTTAGCGACAGGGGGAAGCAGTGATAAGCGTGCTTATCTGTAGTGTCGTCCATCCAATCCCTAGAAACTGGTAATTGCCTAATATCCGCTGTCGCTACTCCAGTTTCAGCCTTAAGCACTCTTATTTCTGGCACTAATTTCCAGTTTCTCTAGAAAACTCTGGCAACTCTGGCTTGTGAAATTTATCAGAATAATCGGTCATAGTCACAATGCAATATTTAGTTCCTTCAGTTACTGGCATTGCCTGATGTGGGTACATGAAGTTCGAGGGGAAGATGTACAGGTCGCCAGCACGTGGCTTGATTTTTAGATTAAGAAGTCTAAAGTAAAGTTCTCCGCCTTCATAGTCATCGTTAGGGTATGCAACCATCGAAACCACGCAGTTGTATGAGTATCCGTGGTCGTGATGCTCCATAAAGTGCTGGTTTTTCTCGTACTTAATAAAGTTCATTGCTTCCCAGTAGCGAAGTTCGCCGATGTTAAAACGGCGTGAGTAGTCTTTCAGTGCGTTAATCTGCCTGTCATAGACGTCTTGCCATAGAGACTGTAGTTTTAGCGACTCTTCGCTAGTGTCACGCTCGAGGTCTGATTTTTTAAACTTAAAGTCATAGCAGTCACGATACTCTGGCATCTTAGTTTGGTAACCAACTAAGGCTTCTTGATAAGAATATCTAGTGTCTGGATTTAGAATCACTTCTTCTAGTCTTTTAGCAACCTCTAAAGACTGTGGAATTACGTCTCTGTATACATAGAGTCCAAAGCCTAGGTCTTCTGATGAAGACCAAGTTTGCTCTTTAATTTTATAATACTCTTGGATTCTTTGACCTTGAGTTTCAATTTCTGATTTGCCCATTTTTTTCTCCGTCTTCTTGGATAAGAAATGCTACCACAAAATTAAAATTAAAAATTAATAGAAAACGCCGCCGCCGAACCTAGGGCCAAACGAAGGTGGAAAGAAAGGAGGGAAGAAAGGAGGGGCAAAATAGGGCGGAAAGAACGGTGGAAAAAACGGGGGGAAAAATGGCGGAAAAAATGGGGCTAATGTGTCTATAGCATTGGAGTACCCTGACCACTCCGATGTTCCGTTGGCGTTTGTAACCCTAACTCGGTATCGGTTGGTAGAGTTACCAGAGCCTTCTTGGGTGACGGCGGCGCTAGGCTGGGGCCACGCTACAGAACCAGACTTACCGTCATCGCACTCCCAGAAAGATGTAATTAATTGCTTTCCGCCATCCGCTGGATGTGACCACTGTATTTGGTCTAGGTCTGCCTGTGGGGATGATGCAGTTACGGTGGTTATGGTCGCTGGGACGCTAGTTACCGTAACGGAGCCAGAGGCTGAAGACGGGGCTGAGTTTCCGCTAGCGTTTCCAGCAATTACTGTAAAGGTATAAGAAGTAGCAGAACTAAGACCTTGAACTGTAATTGGAGAAGAAGCGCCAGTTGCAGTGATGCTCCCAGGACTAGAAGTGACGTAAAAAATAGTTGCTGCTGGAGAAGACCCCGCCGCTGGCGAGAAGGAAACTGTAGCGGCAGCGTTTGCGAAAGGTCGGTTAGTTCCAACGTCACTAGCAGAAACGCTAGTAGGCGCAGATGGCGCTAAAAAGTCGTTTTGCGATTGCGACTTTCTTCCTGCTCTTTTAGACATTTAAATTCTCCCGTATTACGCTGTCAGGTCACCAAACACTAGCCAAGTGTCTGTGGCTCTCTTGAGTAGTGTAGCAGAAGACCACTGGGTTCTAAGTTTTAACCCTGGCGTTGCGTTCACAGTCACTCCGCCTTGTCCAGCAATTGTTACCTGACCAGCGCCAGTCTGAATTATGTCTATAGTAGTGCCGACTGGGTAGGCTACGTTGGCATTAGTTGGAATAGTTAAGGTAGTTGCGCTACCATTGCTAATCTCAACGATGATGTCTCGCTCTGTCAAAGAACTAAGTGTATATGAGGCAGTTTTCTGAGAAATTGTAGTAATAGATGGGACACCAATTTTTGTCTGGGTTCCATCCGAGAAAGCGACTCCAGTAGCAGATGCGGTCACCAATCCTGAGAAAGTAGGGTTGTTTATTACGGATACCTGAAGTCCAGTAACGTTAATGTTGGTTCCAGCAGTTACGGTTCCTGCTCCAGAGAACTGCGCCCACAATACGTTGTCGGTGCCGACGGTGTTTACTTCATTTTCGACTACCCAAGCAGTGCTGTTGTAGAGAGTACCGTTCTCAACGAACACTAGGTCTCCACCAGCAATCTCGGCTGCAGTATTAAAGTCATCTGCACGTGTTAGGACTGTTGAAGAGGTTCTTACATAGATACCGTTGTGAGCAGCATTAGCCTCATTCTTAACTAGAATTCGGTCACCGTTGGTTAGGGAGTGTCCATCAAGGCTAGTTAATGCTGTTCCGAGAGTCAGAGTTGCGCCAACTCCGTCCGTTCCGTTGCTGTAAGTAACGGTTCCTCCAGACAAAACTGCAAGAGTGTTGCTAGTAGCGGCGTGGGCTGCCTCGTGGATGTGTAGACCAGCGGCAAGGTTGTCTACATACTGCTTAGTTGCTGCGTGGAGTGCTTGGGTTGGGTCTCCGTCAAGAGTAATTTTGCCAGTCATGGTTCCACCAGCAAGGTTCAGTTTTGCGTTAAGGGCAGTTTGAGTAGCCGTAGATACAGGCTTGTCAGCGTCTGAGGTGTTGTCTGCGTTACCTAAGCCAACCATGCTCTTGGTAATTCCAGATACTGTGCCTGTAAACGTAGCGTTTGCGGTAGGTGCCTTAGAGTCCAGTTGAGTTTGAATTGCAGAAGTAACTCCGTCAACGTAGTTCAATTCTGTGACGGTCAGTGTTGCACCGTCTAAAATATTCAATTCTGCGGTTGAGGCAGTGATTCCATCTAAAGTATTTAGTTCAACTGTCGATGCAGTCAAGTTATTCAACACGCTTATTTCAGAGGCACTAACGTCACCGATAGACGTATTTGCTGATAGAACAACGGTTCCAGTAAAGGTTGGGTTGTTTAGTGGAGCGTAAGTTCCTGAAACTTCAGTAGCAGTTGGTCTGTCATTCAACTGAGTTTGAATTGAAGAAGTTACGTTATTTAAGTGACCAATCTCGGTTGCGCTTACATCTCCAATTGATGTGGTGGACGGTAAGACAACGGTTCCTGTAAAAGTAGGTGCCGACAAGTTTGCTTTAGCAGTTAAAGTTTCGTTTATTGTTGATATATCTGTGTTAAGTACGTTAATAGAGTTACTATTAAACCAAGTGCTTGTATTGGCGTTATACGCCAAAACGTGGTTAGAAATTAGGCTAACAGCGTTTATAGATACACCGTCTAGGCTATCTAAATCTCCGATAGCGTAGGCAAGTGAGTTCCAAGCGGTAGAACCGTTACCAATTTTAAATTTAGACGTGTCTGTCTCTAACCCCACCTCGCCAATTGCAAGTGTCGGGTTATCTGCCGTCCAGTTAGCGGCGGTATCATTTCTTAACTGTATTTGAACTGCCATTAGAAACTTCCTGCATTTCCGCCCAAAAGAGGGCTAGTTCCACCATAAATAGTGTCTGCTCTACCACCATCAATATTACCATAGGCGGTTCCTTCTGCTCCCGTAGCACCTGTGGCACCCGTCGCACCTGTTGCGCCAGTAGCACCAGTTGCGCCAACTTCACCTTGAGAACCAGTTGCACCAGTTGCACCAGTTGCACCAGTTGCACCAGTTGCGCCTGTGACTCCTGTATTACCAGTAGCGCCTGTTGCACCAGTTGCACCAGTTGCTCCAGTAGCACCCGTTGCACCAGTTGCGCCAGTAGCACCCTGAGGCGCAGCCTCAAAGGACATAAGCCATTTAGTTGACGGTGAACTGGCTGAAGTACCTACAACTTGAGTTATTTCGTAAAGACCGAAATCTACTGAGAGGGGACCGTAAGTAAGTTTTAGTCTTCCGTAGTAAGTAACACCGCCTACGGGGGAGGTTGTATCTAAGAATTTTACGTACTGACCGTCAGCCCAAGGTGTGCTATCTGTTCTAGTCCCAAAAGTAATAGGACCATCGCCAACTTCAAGGTCTGTAGCGACTGAGTTTAAGAGTCCTAGAGGAGTCAGTCCGACACCCGTTGCTCCCGTAGCACCAGTAGCGCCAGTCTCGCCTTGAGCACCTGTTGCGCCAGTTGCGCCAGTCTCGCCTTGAGCACCTGTTGCGCCAGTTGCGCCTGTTGCACCTGTTGCACCTGCTGCACCAACCTGAGCAAGTATGTCCCAGTCTTCTGGCGCTGTAAATGGATTGTCAGTTGTAACGGCTACTGCAATATAACTAGTGCCATTACCCCACTGCAGTGCGTCTCCTGGGTAGTAAGTGGAGCCTGTTGAGAATCCAGTTCCTACCCAATTAATTCCTGTTGCGCCTGTAGGTCCCGTTGCGCCTGTTGCTCCAATTTCACCCTGTGTGCCCGTTGCACCAGTAGCACCAGTTGCACCAGTTGCACCCGTGGCTCCTGTTGCGCCTGTAGCACCTGTCGGTCCGCTCTGAGGAGTGACAAACTGATATAGACCTGTCGTAGCGTTCCAAGCAAGAACGTAACCGTCCTGACGTCCAGTTAGGGTTATGTCGTGAATCTCGCCTAACTCAAAACCGTTTTGAACGTGAACAAAAATTTCTCCGTTGTTGGATTGAACACGAGTTACCACACCGATGTAAACAAGGTGGGCAGGGGCTACTGGTTTATTTGCTAAACCAAAAATTAAGTTTCCGTTAGTTCCAAGCCATACAGGGTCACCAGCGGTTGCGGTTGAAGTGTTTAGTCCTGCTAGTAATCCAGAGGTGACTACTTTAACTAAGTCGTTTAGCACTCCGCCAGTTTCAAGCAGACCTAATGTTTTAGAAGATGCGCCTTCTGTAGCGTTTGATGCCTTACTAACAAGCATGTTTGTGCCGTTAGAGCCTGAAATATATACTGCTTGACCTTTGCTTATTGACTCAGCAAGTTTCACTTCATTTTTTGTTTGAGTTGCAAAGTTGTCAATCCACTGGGTGTTGTAGTCAGTAGCATCAATCTTGGAAAGAATCTGACCTTCGGTACCGCCAGCAACTACACCTGCGCCAGTAGCACCTGTGGCTCCTGTGACTCCCGTAGCACCAGTCGAGCCTGTAGAACCTGTGGCTCCTGTGACTCCTGTAGCACCAATTGTTCCCGTGGAACCAGTTGCACCTGTGGCTCCTGTAGCGCCCGTTGCACCGACGCCTGTAGTCATTAGGGCAGCAGAGAACCAAGTACCCTGACCTGCTCCGCCCCACTGGAGAGACTTTGTAGAAGCGTCTCCGTTATATGCGGTGAAGTCTACGTAGTCAGTGGTTCCGTTTAGGTAGATGACTCTGCTTCCACCTTGCGATGTACCTGAGCCAGTAACTGTTTGATTTTGGAAGATTGCCGAAGTGCTGCTGTTCTTACGAATCTGCACGTTGTATTGGTTCGTTGTTGCAGATGCTGCAGTCCACCAAACATGCAAAGAGATGTTGTAGTAGCCAGCAATAGTCGGGGTGAATTGCTTAGAAGTGGCGTTCCACCAACTGTTTGGGTCAATGTCGTCTACAAAAGAAATCAAAACATCGTTTGTGTTTGATGCGATTGTTTGGTCGCCAGATAGTTTTCCAGTTACAACTGTGTCGGTGGCGGAGATGTTGGCGCTTGCACCCGTGGCTCCTGTAGCGCCAGTTGCACCTGTCGCTCCCGTGGCTCCCTGAGGAGCAGGGGCGTATGACATCAACCAAGTAGACGAGGTAGTTTCTTGAGTAGTACCCGTTACGCCGAGAAGGTAACTAAACCCGAGTGCGTATCCAAAGCCCCCTGCGTATTGAATACGAAGTTGAGCAAAGTACACAAGGTCTGAGCCAGCAGTCTGGTCAGCAAAGTAAACATACTGTCCCGCAGCCCATGGTGTAGCGTCAAGCATGTATCCGAAGTTTACGTCTTGAGCACCTACGGTCAAGTTACGGGCAACGTTACTGGCTCCGCTAAGGGGGACTGGAGTTAAACCTACGCCTGTAGCGCCTGTGGCTCCAGTTACGCCTGTCGAGCCAGTTGCGCCTGTCGAGCCAGTTGCACCTGTAGGTCCTTGCTGAACAATCCAAGCCGAACCTGTGTGGACGTAGACCTTGCCTTCGTCAGCCTTGTAGAACAAGTTGCCAGCAGAGCCTACCGCTGGGAGAGTATTTCCCGACGGTAAGCCAACTGGAGTTAAAAACTGTCTTGACAAAGCGAGTCCTTCTAAGGATTTAGTTTACTATTATCCAACTACTACAACACGGTATGCGTCAGCAGCCACGTTTGTAGTTGCAACCCAAGTTAGTGTTACGGCTGCGGTATTAGTTCTAGCAACGTCAACTTCAACCTGCTCATAGGTGCTGAGTTCGAATACCTGAACGGTTACATCTCTACTAGCCATGCCGTGAGTGACAACCCAAGTAACTACGTTGCTGGTTGGCTCTAGGAGAGTGTTGTTTTCAGCATACTTAGTTGTGAAACCGAGGCTGGTCTTTGCACCTGCTGCAGTGTTGGCGTTAGTACCACCGTTAGCAACTGGAAGAATTCCGCTAAACGAAATCTGGTTGCTGTTGATGGCAATGTTGGTTCCAGCGGTGTACTCGTTAGCAGCCGAGAACTGAGTCCAAGTGCCAGACATACCTGAAGTAGTGGCAATCCAACCAGTAGCAGCATAGGTTCCATTAGTTACTAGAACATAGTCGCCTTTATCGATTGGGTTAGCGTCCACTGCTCGTTGAAAGTTGTTTGTAGAGGGCCATGCTGCAGTAAATACATAAATGCCGTTCTCACTTGGTGAACTTTGGTTTTTTAGGAGAACACGGTCTCCATCAGCCAGAGTTACTCCATCAACTGCAGTTGCTGAACTTAGGTTGACTTCGGCAGTAGAAGCGACTCTTACAGAACCCTTAACATTTAGACCCTGAACAAGTCCGTCAACGTAAGAGGTGGTTGCAATTGTGCTGGTGTTCACCGAGATTGCGCCAGTAGTGTCGTTGTAGGTAAGACCAGTTCCAACCGAGTTACCGATAGCGTCTTGAGCACGCTCGTCGGTAAAGTATTTGTTAGTTGAGCCTTCGCTTAGGTTGTCAGTAGTCGAGTCAGCAACGCCGTTCTCAGCCGCAAAGGTGAACTTGTTGGTCGAGTCATCATAAGTAATAGTGATGTTTGAGTGCGTTCCAGCGGCGATTGCGTTTGCTACTGCGTCTTGAGCACGCTCGTCGGTGAAGTATAGGTTGGTACCCTCTTCAATGTCTGAGGTAGTTAGGGCGTTAATAGCATTGGTAATCTGAGTAGTAACATCACCACCAGCAGCGAGGGATACCCAAGCGGTGCCGTTCCAAAGAGTAATTTGGTTGGTGTCGGTGTCGTAATAGATTTGACCTGTTACTGGGCTTGATGGTGCGTTTTGTAGATTCTGGATTCTTGCATTGAGCAACTCATTCTTATTCAGATTGAGTCCAGTTAGAAATGAACGAGACATTTTTTATTTTCCTTATGAGAGATGAGCAGTTCCAGAAATAGTGGCTGAAAATACTACGGTTAATGAGTTTGCGTTGATGTGTGTCACTGAGCCTTCGACCATGGTTCCTGCGCTGTCATATACGTTTACGCTTGGTCGAAAGTTTAAGTTGTGGGTAATTGTCCAAGTAGACGATGCCGCTGGCTGGCTGTGAGTGTATGAGACCAATGCTGCAACTGCAGCCGTTCCGATACCTCCTACGCCTGTTGCGCCTGTAGCACCTGTCGGTCCTTGCACCCC